AATCTCACGTATTATAGAACAATGTTATATAAAAACTCGCAGTCAGGCAACCGAGCAAAAATCATAATTAATTAAAGGAAAGTAAACATGGCAAAACCATTTGATATAAGCAAGTTCCGCAAGGATATCACCAAGAGCATCGACGGTCTTAGTATTGGGTTCAATGATCCTACAGATTGGATTAGCACAGGCAACTTTGCCTTAAATTATCTTATTAGTGGTGATTTTAACAAAGGCATTCCGCTAGGCAAGGTTACTGTGTTTGCTGGCGAGTCTGGCGCAGGTAAATCATACATCTGTTCAGGCAACATTGTCAAGAACGCACAAGAGCAAGGTATTTTTGTTATCTTAATCGATACAGAAAACGCACTCGACGAAGCATGGCTACATGCATTGGGTGTTGATACAAGCGATGAAAAGTTGTTAAAACTCAATATGGCCATGATTGACGATGTGGCAAAAACAATTAGCACGTTCATGACTGATTACAAAGCCCTGCCCGACGGCGAGCGTATGAAGGTCCTATTTGTTATTGACTCGTTGGGCATGTTGCTTACTCCAACAGATGTTAATCAATTTGAAGCAGGCGACATGAAAGGTGATATGGGTCGTAAACCCAAAGCACTGACAGCACTGGTTCGTAATTCAGTTAATATGTTTGGTAGTTACAATGTAGGCATGGTATGTACCAACCACACATATGCAAGTCAGGACATGTTTGATCCTGATGATAAGATCTCCGGCGGCCAAGGTTTTATCTATGCATCCAGTATTGTTGTGGCTATGAAGAAAATGAAACTTAAAGAAGACGAGGATGGCAACAAGATTTCAGAAGTCATGGGTATTCGTGCAGGCTGTAAGGTAATGAAAACTCGCTATGCTAAACCGTTTGAAGGTATGCAGGTCAAGATTCCATATGAAACAGGTATGAACCCTTACAGTGGCATGGTAGACTTGGCAGAGAAGCGTGGCCTGCTCAAGAAAGAAGGCAACAGTTTAGTATTTGTAACCAGCGACGGCGAAATTATTAAACAATTCCGTAAAAAATGGGAATCCAACGAAGGTGGGTGTTTAGACAAAGTAATGGCTGATTTTAATAATCAAAAAGAATTGGTAAGTAATGAAGTCGAAAACACAGTTACGGAGGAATAAGAATGTCAGTAGATTTAGCAAATGAAATGTGGGCGGAACTCAAGCGGTATGTTAATCCACAAGACCGTAACGAAGCCGCGGAAACATTAGTAAATGTATTAATTGATAATGATATCGGTGCCGACGAAATTAAATCAACATTTAAAAATGATAGCGATATTAAAAAAGCCCTAGCAAGTTATCTTAAGGATCATGAAGAAGTTGATGAAGATGAAGACTATGATGAAGATGATTTTGAAGAGGACGAGGACTATTAATGTGGTATAGCAAGGTTGTTGCTGATCTAAGCAACATTCCTGATTTTATTGATCACTACGAGCGCGAGCTAGACGATGCCAAACGCGACTGTCGAGTTGGTGGGTTGATTGAGAAAAATATTACAGCATTACCAGGAATCACCGAGCATAGATTTAATCAGCTACAAGAAATTGAAGCGGTATTAAATTACCTCAACATACAACTTAGAAAAATACGTCGTAAACATTTTCAAAAATATCTCGAAGGCTATGCTCGTGCTTTAACCAGCCGAGATGCAGAAAAATATGTGGATGGTGAGGACGAAGTCATTGAGTTTGAAACATTAATTAACGAAGTTGCACTATTACGAAATCGTTTTTTGGGTATTCTCAAAGGCATGGAAAGTAAAAACTTTATGTTAGGTCACATTGTGAGATTACGAGCTGCCGGTATGGAAGATATCCAGGTATGACATTTGCGCACCCAGGCGACAGCCACCAACACAGTCTTGAAACATTAAATCAATTATTTGAATATGATGATTTTATGGCCAGTATTCGTACCATGGTTGATCTTGGCTGCGGCATCGGCGATGATTTAGAGTGGTGGGCAACTCGTACAACTCGCGATAATAATCCAATCCCACTGGATATTAAATGTGTTGGCGTTGACTTGCAGGAAAACTTGCCGGTAGCTCAAAAACATAAAAATATCACGTACCAACTGAAAAATTTTGAAGATGACATTCATCCTCCCAAAGAAGGATTTGACGTACTGTGGTGTCATGATGCATTTCAGTACGCAAGAAATCCTATACAAACATTGAGCAATTGGTGGCATATTACCAGCCCGGGCGGCATGTTGTCGCTAACAATACCAGTGACTCAACAAATACATCGTCGTCAACTATCATATGTATTACCCAGCGGTAGTTATTACCATCATACTTTGGTCAGTCTTATGTATATGTTGGCAACAGCCGGGTGGGATTGTGGCGCCGGGTTTTTTAAACAAACACCTACAGAGCCGTGGATTCATGCTATAGTATATCGCAGTGAACACGCACCACAAGATCCAAGAACGACAGATTGGCACAAATTAGTTGAGCTTAATCTATTGCCAGAATCTGCGGCAAAAAGTATCTATGCCCACAGCGCATTGCGACAACAAGAGTTAGTTGTTCCTTGGGTTGATCATAGTTTATCGAGTATGGCACTCTAGCCTGAAATAAATACCCGCATGAAAACTATAGTGGTAGTCAGTGGCGGATTTGATCCGGTACATTCTGGGCATATTAAACTAATTAAAGCGGCACGGTTACTAGGCGACATGTTGATAGTGGGTATCAACAGCGATGAATGGTTGGCCCGTAAAAAAGGTCGTGCATTCATGCCCTGGCAAGAACGCCTGTGCATCCTTAATAATTTGAGTAGTGTGGATGAAGTGTATACTTTTGATGACGATGATGGCACAGCCTGCCATTTATTACAGCAAGTCCAAGCCCACTATCCCACAGACCGAATTATCTTTGCCAACGGCGGCGATCGCACAAAAGAAAATATTCCAGAAATGTTAGTTGACGGTGTGGAGTTTGTGTTTGGCATTGGCGGCGAAAATAAAGCCAACAGCTCAAGTTGGATATTACAAGAATGGAAAGCACCCAAGACAGAACGTCCCTGGGGATATTATCGTGTGTTACACGAAGCTCCTGGAACCAAAGTAAAAGAACTCACGGTCAATCCCGGTTGCACCTTGAGTATGCAAAGACACAGTAGCCGTGCAGAATATTGGCAAGTATCCGAAGGCCGTTGTGTAGTAGAGAGTGAAGGAAAAAGGCAAACTTCATTGGACACACACGACAGTTATCATATTCCCACAAACGAATGGCACCGTTTATACAATCCATTTGATCAACCCTGTAGAATAGTAGAAATACAATACGGTCCTAATTGCGTAGAAGAGGATATCGAACGACTATGACACCAATTCCAGTGTTTGTGGGCTACGATCCTAGAGAAGCAATAGCATTCCATACCTGCGTAAATTCAATTATTAGACATGCCAGCCAGCCTGTGGCTATTGTGCCTGTGGCATTAAATCTGTTTCAGGATTACGAAGAAACACACGGCGACAACAGCAATCATTTTGTTTACACTAGATTTCTAGTTCCGCACCTAATGAGTTACACTGGCTGGGCCATATTCATCGACGGTGACATGATTGTTAGAGATGACATAGTTAAACTTTGGAATTTGCGTGAAGGTAGCAAAGATGTCATGGTTGTCAAGCATGACTACAAAACCCGGATGAAAGAAAAATATCTTGGTAGTAAAAATGAAGACTATCCTAGAAAAAATTGGTCAAGCGTGATACTTTGGAATTGCGGTAATCATCCTAACAGACGACTGACTCCAGATTTTGTACAACACAGCACAGGGGCATACTTGCACCGATTCAGTTGGCTAGCAGATGAGCGTATTGGTGAGCTGCCTAAAGAATGGAATTGGTTACCCGACGAATACGGACCTAATCCAGATGCAAAACTACTACACTATACCTTAGGTACACCTTGCTTTCATGAATTTGCTGACACACCACAAGCAGATGAATGGCACAAGGAACGACTGTTGACTGATTATTGCCTACAGCGAGATTAACGCCAGTGTTGTTGCACCAAGGGGTGATCCAACATGGTGCTGGGCTTTTGACTAATCTTTCTAAAAATTAAAATTTTAACATCCGTTGACATTTCTCGTTGGCTGGACCACCCTACCCACTGTTTTGGAATATGTTCCTGTAGCAAGGTGTGTTTGGTGTGGTCTTCAATAAATGCTTGATCGCCATACTTGGGCATTTTTGAATACTGTTCTTTTAACACGCTTTCTGGTGTGTTGATATATCGGTCCCACAAGTAAGAATGATTTCCTTGCCACCACATCACAGCACTAGATACAACATTCTTGTCGGTTTCTAACAGCATAACAAATCGTTGATCTTTGATGCGGCCAACTATGTCATCTAGGTCTGCACAAATAACTGTATCCAAATCAATATACAATACAGGATCTATAAACAGCCCAGGACGAAATAATTCTAGCTTGGCCCAGAATCCAACACCTGTGCCGACCAACGGTATTCGTTCGCACGGAACATCAACATCGCTTAAACAAATAAATTTATGTTCAAGAGTTAAATTTCTAGCAACTGAATTCTTTAATTTTTCTACCCAGCTAGCATCATAGCCAACCTTGCCACCGTTGCGTAGGACACACACAACATTAATCATTATATCGTTCTAGCACCAACAAACCAGATCCACGATTGCAATGCTCAATTATGTGCCACCCTCGATTGTTGTGTAGAAATATGATTACCGCTTCAAACACACCAGGCCATTCACTAGGGTCGTGTAAGACAATATACCGGCTGACTTGGTCAGCATGACGTTCAAGTTCGGCTAAACAATGCGGACGTTTATGTACAGTGTCAATAAACAGTAGATCACAAGGCTCTATATCTATTTCAAGACTGTTGCCAATAGCAAATTCAAAATCTATATTGTGTTCTTTGGCATAACGCATTAACTCGGGTAATACTGTTAAATTTGCATCAGTGATGTCGTAACTACGAAGATATTTGGGATTGCCAGCTAACCATGCACAAGTGCTTAGTCCGGTATACACGCCAAACTCAACAATACGATCAACTTGTTGGGCATAACGTGTGTAGGTATCAAACCGATCTGGACTGTCGCCTAACCAAGCAGTGGGTTGAATTTTTAATTCAATAAAATTTTGTTTAAGTTCTTGTAATGTTCTCATAACGTTATCCAGCATATTTGTAAACAGTATCGTGATCCCACGAGACATGAATTTCATAATTCCAGGAACGCAACAGAGTATCAATTTTCTCTTGCGGCCATCCATATTCATCACCACTGCCATTTGTTTCCAACACAATCAACGGCGTTGATCTAGCAATTGTTGCCTGAGCGCCTAACAAGGCAAATGCCTCAAATCCTTCTATGTCTAAATGTATCAAGTCAGGATTGAGATTTAATGAATCGATTGTGATTTGTTTTATATTGCCGTGCCCTTTTATTTTTAATGCACCAGTATTGGTCTCATGCCATCTTGGATTGGTTTCTAATTCAATTGATGATTCTACATCACCTACAGCCGCTTGATACTTTACAACATTTTCTTCTGGCACATTACGACACAAACAAGTAAAGTTTCTGTAGTCTGGTTCTAAGGTCACAACTGACTGAAATAATTGACTATACTGTTTAGGGTAAAGTCCAGCATTGCCGCCAGCTTGGACCACTAAGTTTTTACTTTCACACAAGCGGGTAATTTGAACCGGCAAGTCCCAGTGACCTATTTTGTTTAACCATTTCCATGCCCAAATATCTTCGCTGGGCCACAACCAAGATCCAGAATGCCGACGGCTTTCTCTATATTCCAACCCCAGCAACTCAAAAGTATCTTGCACCCCATATTCCTTCACTATAAATAAACTACTACTATTATTTATATTCCATGAAAGCCTTCATAATTTACCTCCCAGACCGTGAACATAGTGTAACGCACAGTGCTTACATGTTAGATACGTTACACAGCTATGGCATTGAAGCTGAGTTGTTTGAAGGCACCAAAGGTGATCAAGCAGTAAAGATGGCTGCCAAATCACAAAAAGTCTTGTATCCGTTTAGCATTAAAAATCAACAACTTGGTGAGCGCGAACTTCAAGAATATATTCGACCTGAATTATGGAACGAATTTAAAAAAGAATTTCATCACACGATATATAGACGGCAATATGTGGGACAGGAAGATATTGGAAAGCTGAGTCGCCCCGGAGTCATTGGTTGTTTCTATAGTCACTATGGATTGTGGGAAAAATGTGTTGATCTAAACGAACCCATTATGATTTTTGAGGACGATGTTAAATTTTATAGAAAATTTGAACCTGTAGAGTTTGATGGAGTGTTAATATTAAGTCTGGGCAAAAGTTCTTTTATGAGAGATCCTCAAAAAACTTATTTAGAAAACCCAACAGGTGTTCCTAAAATTGTAAAATGGGTGAATTTTAGCATGCCCGGCGCCAGTGGATATGCTATTACCCCAGACGCAGCCAGAGGATTAATAAAATTTTATCGTCCCTATTGGTATCCAGCAGACAATGCAATCAATCAATTTATTACACCCATATACCTGCATACCTATCTTATGGGCCGCAATACCCTGCCCGAAGAAGGCAACATATCAATGACCAAATCCAAAGATTGGAATGTTGAATGAAAGTAGGGATATTTTACAATTCAATTCGCAACCCTGCCAAGTTCAGCAACAAGGTCATGCTGATGGATAATTTCAAAGCAGGAGTATTGGCCAACGGTGATGAAGTTGTCGAATTTAGAGATAATGCCTTGCCCGACCAACCGTTGGATGCTGGTTTTGTATTGGGCTATACACTTGAAGAAAACTTTCGTAAAAAAATCATCAACAAGCTCAAAGAACAAAACACTGCATCAATCTTTGTTGACAGCAATATACTGCACTATGCCCGCCAGGAACATGAATGGCATCGCTATAGTCTAAATAGTGTGTATCCAGATTCTGGTCGGTATTTTTTTGCAGAGCTAGACTCTGATAAATGGGCCGCGTATAGTCAGTGGCACCGGACTGAATTAAAACCTTGGCGCACTACTGGCGAACATATTTTAATATTCTGCCAGCGTCCAAAGGGATTCAATATGTTTATTGATCAAGAATCCTGGCTGGATACAATTATTGCAAAAATTCAAGAACACAGTCAGCGTCCTATTATGATTCGTATGCACCCAGGGGACGGCACAAGAGAAAAGCAAATACAAAAAATTCAAAAAAAGTATGGCACAACAGTTAGTATCTCAACGCACAACAGCATTCGTGACGCTCTGTCTAACTGTTGGTGCACCGTAGGTATAAATTCAACTCCTAATGTAGTGGCCGCAATAGAAGGTGTTCCTGGTTACATAGAAGATCCTGTACATAGTTGGGCTCAAGGTGTTGCATTCACTGATATAGCACAATTGGAAAATCCTCCATTGCCTGATAGAACAGCCTGGATCAATAAAATTGCCAACATACACTGGTCAAACACGGAAGTTAAATCAGGACAACTATGGTCCGTGATCAAGTCGTATATTTCTGCTTCTCGTTAACAAATATTGCCAAATCTTTTCTGGTGCCTTTGGCAGTCCAAATATAACTGCGATCTTGCATCTCCCAATCAATATACGCCATGGGTAGGTCACCCCAGTGATACCGTGGAACCAAGTTAGTTAACAAGTCTTGATCAATTCCCCAATATAAATTATCGGCGGCAATGTTGGTTTTTAAAACATCTGCATACTCTTTAAGAAAATTATAGCCATTGCTGTTGCCAGTTAGGTATAGTCCTCCGGCTAGATACCTGGCCTTACGACCTGAGATATAATGTATATAAAAATCTCTACTGTTATCCAAGTCAGGCAAATTGCTTCTAACAATGGCATCGATATCGATTGCAAACATTTGAGTATTGGGTCTTATCAGTTGTTGTAATCGGATGAATCTAGCTGATGCAAAATAAGTTCTTTGCATTCGTTGTTGTATGCTAGTGTCCTTGCCCTTGCCCATAGCAGTAATGATTCGACGTCGGCGATCTGCTAACTCAGGATTGGCGGGTACAGTTTCCCATTGTTTTGCAGCCGCATCAAATAGTTCTATAGGTGCCGCTTCATAGGTAATACTTACACGATCAATAGATCTGCAATATTGGATTTGATCCGGTGTGGGATTGTATAGATGTAAATGAATGCCAAATGTGGTGTTCTTTAGAACACTGTTGATTAATGCAGGTCCAAATTCATTGAAGTATTCTACATCGCATGCGGCATAGATAAAGAAGTATTCTTGGTTTAGGATTCCCTGTAGTGGTGGTAGTTGCATGGTTAAATATTTAACCTTATGCGTGTGGCCTACTTTCCAAATCAATGTGCTCAAAACAGCAAGCCTGTAATGTCTGCTGTACTTTCCAGTCTGAAAACGCACGGACATGAACCCGTAGAAAACAACTGGGATGCCGATGCCGTTATAATATGGAGTGTGCTTTGGTCGGGCCGCATGGTTGCCAATCAAGCAGTGTGGAGCCATTATCGGGCTCAAGGCAAACCAGTCATAGTGATTGATATAGGAGCTCTCTATCGCGGTGAAACCTGGAAGATAGCTCTTAACTCCATCACAGCCACAGGCTATTACGGGCATCAAGAAAATTTAGATTGGGATCGTCCCAAGCGACTGGGCATAAGTCTGGCCATTAATCTAAGCCGCAATCCCAGGATTGTGATAGCCGCTCAACATGCTCGTAGTCAACAGGTGGTAGGTTTGGTCAGCATGGAAGGGTGGATCATAGATCAAATTGAACGACTGCGGGCTGTTACCGATCGGCCTATTGTGGTGCGCCCACACCCTAGAAGTGCATTGGATTGGGCTGGACTTGTACACTTGCCCAAGGATGTAACTATTGAAACTCCTCAACGAATAGCCAACACCTATGATAGTTATAACCTAGCTTTTGATTGCCATGCTACAGTTAACTATAATTCGGGTCCAGGAATACAGGCCGCACTTGCAGGAACCAGACCCATAGTTAATGACAGCAGTCTGGCATATCCGGTAAGTATATCCATGAACAACATTGAACAACCATATACTGTGGACCGTGATCAGTGGCTGGTTGAAATTTGTCATACTGAATACACGGTTGAAGAAATCAAGCAAGGACTATGGATAAGACGCCTTCGATCCCATCTGGCCCAATAGACTGCGCCTGTGTAATACACGGAGATGCTTATGACTGGCAGTATGTAGAACGACTACACAGCATGCTGAGTCGCCATATTACGCCGGGTATTAGATTACATGTGTATACCGAAGCAGATAGACCAGTTCCGTCAACCATGATTAAACATGAATTACAAGATTGGGGCATTGCTGGTCCAAAGCGTTCTTGGTGGTATAAACTGCAAATGTTTAATACAGATCATCACAGTGGCCCTTTGTTGTATTTTGATCTTGACACAGTAATTGTCAATAATATAGATTGGATTTGGCGACAACCTTTGCGCTATTTTTGGGCTATAAGAGATTTTAAATATCTCTGGAAACCTACCAGCACTGATTTAAATTCTAGTATTATGTGGTGGGATACCAGACAATATAACAATATTTGGCACGCCTTACTAACAGAAAATTTTGACAATATATTAAGACAGTATCGTGGCGATCAAGATTACATAACTGCAAAAATCAGTGCGGCAGACCGTAGATTTTTTGATCCACGTTGTATAAAAAGCTGGCGTTGGGAATGCTTAGACGGCGGCTATAATTTTCAAACTAAAAAATATCTACGTCCAAACTCCGGAACACAAATTAACACAGACGCTAGTGTATTAGTATTTCACGGACAACCAAAACCTCTAAGTTTAACTGATGATATAATTTTACAACATTGGCAATAATGGCAATAAATAAAGTCATAGGAGATTATCATGGCAAATAGAACAGTAAAAGTATTAGGTTGGGGAACAGGCACAAGTCCGGCCACAATTACCGCCATTTTAGATGGTAAAACAGTATTTTTTGGCAGTGTTGATCTAGTAGAACTATCAGCAAACAATGATTCTGTCCAAACAGCTCCGACATTGTTTACCTTCGAAATCCCAATGGATTTTGCTGGCACTAAACAAATGGTAATTTCTGTAGCCGGGGCCCCAGTGAGATTTGGGCAGATTATAGCAAATTATACCGAAGTTGCCATGGGCGAAATTACTTATAGCACCGGTGCTGATATCTATGCAGATATTACCGAGCCCGACGGCGCTGGCATAGGAGATCCTCGTGGCGATGCAGTAATCATTGATGGTCAAAAACACGAAGCCAATCGGTTAATAGGAAAAGGTACCTGGCACTGGACCGTGAACCCGGGATCAAAATTTGAGCATGATATCACTGTATCCAAGGCTGGATCAGAAGAATAAGTTAGCACATACTAACCACCTAAAAACCCGTCAAAATGGCGGGTTTTTTACGGTTGACCGTTTATTTCCATTTTGCTATAATATTAGTATAATAATTAAATAAGGAGTTTTAAATGGAATCAAACACAATTATCGTTTTAATGGCACTGGCATATGGTGCTTTTTTGGGCTACTGTTTAGGTCGCTATCAAGGGTACAAAAACGGTGCCGATATAGTCCGTGAAATTTACCGCAAATAAGCTGGTTGACCAGAAATACCCAATATAGTATAATACTTGTATAGTAACTAAAAAGGAGCTAACCTTGAGCACAGTAATTATTAAAAACGGAACATACCGTAATCAACCCGTAAACAATGTGACCTTTAACTTGGTTAAAGGTTACCAAACAGGAGCCAAAGGAGGCTATGT